TTCTCTGGCATCTTCATTTATCAGGTAGTGACTGGCGGTACGCTACCAAGCGATATACCTCCCTATCCTTCTTCCAGCAGCGTATACCCACCGTCAGGCAACATCACGGTGGGTTCAATCGTGCTGACGTACTCTGCGCCATGTGAAGTCATCCCATTTGCTTCCCTGCCGCAGGGCACACAGACGCTTGACATTATTAACATGAACCTCTTTTGGGGGAATAGCCGTATCCCACTGCGCTATCTCCCGTGGACAAACTTCAACGCTCAGTTGCGCTATTGGCAAAACTACGTAGGACGTCCTGTTTGTTTTTCTGTTTACGGACAGAACCAGATTTACATTGGCCCCATTCCTGACCAGTCTTATCCTATAGAGATGGACACGGTTGTCCTGCCTACGGCGTTGACGTTATCCAGCCCTAACGCAGTTGATTCCATCAATGACCCTTACACAACGCCTGTGGCTTTCTATGCGGCCTACAAAGCCAAGTACAAAGAGCAAAGCTATGGTGAGGCCGAAATCTACAAGCAAGAATACCTCAAGCACGTTAACTCTGTGCTGAACTCGGTGTTCACTCGCAGAATTCCTGACCCCTACTCTTCACCGTACTAATCATGGCAGCAGCAGAGCAAAAAAAGTCCTATGCTGTCATTAAGAACTTCAAAGGCCTAAACACGAAGGCCAACAGGACAGCAATCGACAAAGATGAGTTCTCTTGGATTGAGAACGCTATGCCTATTGGCTACGGCAACATCAAGATTGTTCCCAACTATTCGACCACAAAAGATTCAGGTAACACCGCCGTAGCATGGGCCAACACGGTTACCTACCTATCGTCTGCAAACATCAATGTTAGTGATTACGTACTTGCATTTCAAGACAGTGGTGGAGCGCAATACTTCAATCTGTCCAGCCTGACAAAGGGCAATGTCGCTGCGTCTGGCACGTTCTCTAGCACGGGCGTGTCTATCGCCCAGTACAAGAATGAGCGGGTAATCATCGGCGACCCTAGCAAGGGTTTGTTCACTTGGGACGGTATCAACGTCATCTCGCTCGGCAGCACCGGGCTTATCGGCATTACCAACCCCGGTTCTGGCTACACCACGGCCCCCAACGTCATCATCTCTGCCCCTAATCAGGCAAATGGCGTACAGGCAACGGCGGTGGCAAGCATCACAACGGGTGCAGGCGGGGTGCAGAGCGTACAAGTGACTGCAACTGGCAGCGGTTTTACTTCTGTCCCCACCGTGACAATCGGTGCGACCAACGTAGCAGGCGGTGTGCAGGCTACGGCAAGCGCGACTATTTCTGGCGGCAACGTGGTGGCTATCACTGTCACCCAATCTGGTTCTGGTTACACGGCTGTGCCATCTGTGAGCATCACAGGTGGTGGCGGCTCTAGCGCGACTGCTAACGCCACGCTGAGTTCTGGCATTGTCAACAGCATCACGCTGACAAACGCCGGGTCAGGTTACACATCTCCTCCGACTGTCACCATCAGCGGGGGTGGCGGCGCAAATGCGACTGCTCTTGCTCAGTTGACCACGTTCGCAAAAGGTACGGTCACGATTGTTGTAACAAACGGCGGGTCAGGCTACACAAATGCAGCCAACACGGTGGTCACTATCACTGGTGGCGGCGGGGCTAGTGCAGCAGGTACAGCGATTGTGAGCGGCGGTCAGGTCACGCAGGTGGTGATGACTAATCCCGGCACAGGGTATACCAGCATACCTACTGTTGCAATCACGGGTGGCGGGGCCAGCACGAACGCAACTGCCATTGCTGTTGTCAACCTAGACTCTATTGTGGACGTCAGCACGTTCTCAGGCCGTGTGTGGGTAGCGGCAGGTCGTACTGTCACCTACTCTGCGGCAGGCTCTTACAGCGACTTTACAAGCGTTTCAGCCGGGTCTTTCACACTGACAGACTCTACGTTGCACGGCAACATCCAATCAACCCTGTCTGCCAACAACTTCCTCTACATTTTTGGGGATGACAGCATCAACGTGTTCTCTGACTTGCGGGTCACCACCACAGGTTCCACGCTGTTCACAAACACAAACGTCAGTGCTTCTATTGGTAGCAAACGCCCTTACGCCGTGTTTCCATACTTTCGTTCTGTGCTGTTCATGAACGATTACGGCGTGTATGCCCTTGTGGGTTCTACTACCAGTAAAATTTCTGACCAGCTAGATGGACTTTTTCCGTACATAGATTTCACGCAGCCAATCACCGCAGGTCAGGTGCTGCTCAACAACATTTTGTGCGCGGCATTTAATTTCTATTTGAACTCTAGCTATCCTTTTGCGACTGGCGGCAGGTTTGTGCAGGCCGTGTTCTTTGAGAAAAAGTGGTTCATCACCAGTCAGGGCGCACTGACATACACAACGTCTGCACCTGTTGCCGGGTTGATTAACCTGTACGGCACGACTGGTAAGGATTTGTTCAGGATGTATGGCAATTCCACTGCCAGCATCGCCAGCACAGTGCAGACTGCACTGAGCGATATGGGTGACCCCATCCGTACAAAACAAGCTCTGAAATTGGGTATTGAAGCCACGATTACGTCTGGCGGTACGTTGACTGTTACGGTGGACAGCGAGAGTGGTTCAAGTCCACAATACACCCTTAACAACAGCGTGACTTGGTACAACAACTCTGTGCAAACAATAGCGTGGACGAACAACTCATCTGCGACTATTGGGTGGCTTACAAGTTCTGGTTATGCGCTCTACAAGTCAGACGCACAGCAGTACGGTAAGTATTTGGGTTTGACAATAACGTCCAACGACCCGGCGTTTGTTTTTAACACGTTTGAATCAGAACATGAATTGAGAGTGAGGTTCTAAATGGCAGTTCCGTATACTTTTGGTAGTGCAACAGCATCTATCCCTCTGTCGCAGCTAGACAGCAACTTTGCGACCACCATCACGCTTGGTAACGTGGCTGTGCAGCTAGGCAACACTGTCACTAGCTTGACTGGTGTTACCAACGTAGCAAGCGCCACAAGTCTGACGTTAGGCTCTAACGGAAACACCACAGCAGTCACTATTGACGCATCACAAAACGTGGGTGTGGGTATTACTCCTAGTGCTTGGGGCGTCAAAGCTCTACAAATGACAGGTAGTATTTCTGCTATTGTTGGAGATACTCGTCAATACTATGGCTGTAATTACTACGTTAATGCTTCTATTGCGACAAAGTACATTACAAGCAACTATGCGTTGAACTATGTTCAAGATGCCACAGCAGGAACGCATGCTTGGTACAACGCCCCATCAGGCACTGCCGGAAATACTGCCACCTTCACCCAAGCAATGACGCTGGATGCCAGCGGTAACTTGCTGGTGGGTCAGACATCAAGTGGTTTAGTAAACTCAAACAGTTTATCTATTCAGCCCGCTGGCAATGGGGCTACCATTGGTTTTAACCATGCTTCTGGAACTTCAAGCGGTAATAGTTTTGCATATTTTGCTTATAACGCAGGTTCGATTGGCTCTATCACGCAAAACGGCACAACATCTGTTAATTTCAACGGATATATTGTTAATCCTTCTGACCAAAAATTAAAAACAAATATTGTAGATGCGCCAAGTTCTTTGCTGTTAATAGACAAAATAAAAATTCGTTCATTTGATTGGATTGCAGAAGAAAAAAATCAAAGTTATGGCGTCATTGCTCAAGAGTTGGAAACTGTTTTTCCAGAAGCGGTAAATTCGCCAATAAGTGAAGATGGATTTTATGGTGTTGATTACACAAAACTTGTTCCAATGCTTGTTAAAGCCATCCAAGAACAACAAGCCCTAATAACCCAACTGCAAGCTGATGTAGCTGCACTCAAAGGAGCATAAGCATGGCAGTCAGCGCACCATTCACTCCCTCTGGCAACACGGTCACGTTCACTGCTGCCACTTCTGCACCATCTACTGTTCAAGCAGTCTCCACCACTCTTGGCGGCAATCAGTATCGTGTGCTTAACGCTGGTTCTGTCACCGTGTTTTTAGGCATAGGACAAACATCTG